AATATAAAATAATAAATTATGATAGATAATATTCATGCTGAGATTGCTAAGCATTCTAAGACATTAATGTTTAAAGAACCATTTTATGGATTGTTCCTAATTGGTTTAAATAAAGAATTAAGTAATGGTGTTACTACTGCTTGTGTAGCTAAAGATGGTATTAATACTAAACTTATTATTAGTCCTGAATTTTGGGGAACAATAAGTGATAATGTTAAAGTAGCTGTTTTGAAACATGAATTGTTACATATAGCGTTTAAACATCTTTACATGTATGATCAATATGATGATAAGACATTATTAAACGTAGCTGCTGATTTAGAAATTAATCAATATATCCAAGATGAATATAAAGATGAAACATGGGATGGTTTAGAAATAACTAATAAACCTTGGGCTGATATGAATTTACCTGAAAAAGCAGGTACAAGGAAATATTATGAGTTAATTAAACAAGAAGAACAAGATTGTCCTGATGGTGATGTAGCTAAGTATATGGATGCTATGAGAACTGCTATGGGTGATGGACAAGAAAGAGAAATCACATTAAGTGATGGTACTAAAGTTAAAGCAAAAATGACTCATGAATTTTGGAAACATTGGGAAAATTTAGATGAAGCAGAAAAGAAACTGATGGAAAAACAAATTGAATATCAATTAAAAGAAGCTGCTGACCAAGTTAATAAGAGTAGAGGTACTATACCTGGTGAATTAAAAGAATTAATTGATAGTTTATATGTTAAAGAAGAGCCTGTTATTGATTGGAGATCTTATTTAAGACGTTTTAATGGTATGGCTTCTAAAATTTATACTAAAAAAACAAGACGTAAACCAAATAAACGTTTTAATGGTAATCCAGCTCTTAAAATTAAACAAAAGAAAAATACATTAGTTGCTATTGATACTTCTGGTTCTGTTAGTACAGAAGATTTAAAGGAATTTTTAAGTGAAATTCATCATATATGGAAAACAGGAACACAAGTAACTGTTGTTGAGTGTGATGCTGCTATAGGTCGTGTTTATGAGTATAATGGTAAAATTGAAGAATCAAAACAAGTAACAGGTCGTGGAGGTACAAGTTATGATCCAGTATTTGAGTATTTATGGAATCATAAAGATAAATTCCAAAACTTAATTTACTTAACTGATGGTGAATGTTCTGTAAGTAAACCACCTTGTAAACCAACTTTATGGGTACATTGTTCAGGAAGACAAATTAATGAAGGTTTACCCGGAGCTAAAGTTCAAATTAAATCGTAATGAGTGATCTTATAATAGATAAAGAATTATTTGAAGAATTAAAAACAATGATGTCATCTTCAAATGAGAATGATATAGCAGTAGTTATAGGTATTTTAAATACTATTGATATTTGGGATAAACAAAATCAAAAATATAAAGAAGAATTATATGAGATATTGAGTGAAAATAAAAATATTAAAGATAAAAGTAATTTAAAAATGAAGATTTGGATGTCCCAATTTGAATAATATGGAAAATATACATGAACTAGATTCAGAAACTGTTGAATCATTAATTAATATGCTTAATAGTAATGATCCAGAAAATATTAGAATGGGTTTAACAATATTGAATAATGCAGATTTTAATAATAATAAAATAGTAGAAACTGTTAATGAATTATATGATGAGTGTCCAGGATTATTTTTCGCATTATTTAAAAATAAGAAAGGAGATGTTCGTGCTCGGTTTGCTTGGATTGGACATGATAATTATAAAAAAACATACATGATTGATGATCAATCAACATTAGATAATGATGAATGGATACCATATGAACCACATAATGACCTCAATAAGTAACTTAAATTTATTATATAAATAAAAACAACAAGTATATGGCTAAAAAAACAACAACATCAACAGCAAAATCAAATGCTAAAGTGTCCTTAAATGTTAATGAATTAAAGGATTTCTTAAAACACATTATTGACAACAACCGTTTTTTACAAGAACAGGATAAACAATCTGTAAGTGTAGAGGTTGTAGGTGACTCAGGTATTGGTAAAACATCATCTATTGTTCAGTTAGCAAATGAATTGGACTTAAACTTTGTTAAATTGAACCTTGCACAAATTGAAGAAATTGGTGACTTGGTTGGTTTTCCAATTCGTCAATTTGAAATGAAGGATAAAAAAGTAACTGAATGGGTAGATGAAAACTCAGTTGAAGATTACCGTAAAAAAGGTTATGAATCAACTGGTTTAAACCGTATGAGTTATTGTCCACCTGAATGGATTAGTGGTAAAACAAATGGTGGTATATTATTATTAGATGACTGGAATAGAGCAGATATGAGGTTTATTCAAGCTGTAATGGAACTAATTGATAGACAACAATATATTAGTTGGAAGTTACCTAAAGATTGGCATATTATTCTTACTAGTAATCCTGATAATGGTGATTATTTAGTTAATAGTATTGATAACGCCCAAAAAACTAGGTTTATTAGTGTTGACTTAAAATTTGATCTTAAATGTTGGGGTAAATGGGCTGAACAGAATCGTTTGGATGGTAGATGTATTAACTTCTTATTGATGCATCCAGAATTAGTTACCCGTGAAGTAAACAGTAGAAGTATTAGTATGTTCTTTAATAGTATTAGTTCTATTAAAACCTTTGAAGACCAATTATCACTTATCCAAATGATTGGTGAAGGTTCTGTTGGTAGTGAGTTTAGTACTTTATTTACAATGTTTATTAATAACAAATTGGATAAGATGATTTCGCCTGAAAATATCTTAAACCAAGATGAACAATATGTACTTAATACACTTAAGAGTCTAGTTGGTAAAGATAAAGAATATAGAGCAGATATAGCCGCTACATTAGGTACTAGGGTTGCTAACTATTTAGAATATTTTGCTAAAGAGAATACTGTTGAAAAACCAATTATTGATCGTGTAGCTAAAATAATTACTGAAAAAGTATTTGCTACTGATGTTAGTTATAATATGGTTAAGTCAATTTATAATAGTAATCCAGGTAAATTTAAGTTAATGATGTTAAATAAAGAATTAGTTAAATATATAACTAAATAATTATGAAAAACGAAATTAAAAATTTAGCAGACGATATAGAACTAAAAGGTGATAAACGTAAAGCATTTATCTTAGAAATGGAGTCAGCAGTAGCGTTAGTACGTAAAGATGATTATGATCAATTTTATGCTATAGCAGATGTTATTATGCAAAAATATATATAATGATTGATGTTGAATGTTTAGTAGCCAATGGGAGGATGAAAGTCCTCCCTTTTTTAATATTTATATTATCAACAATAAAAGAAAAGCTTGGAAGCCCAAAGATTTTTCCATATTTTTTCTATACACTAATAAGTAACTTATGAGTAATGATAAGAGAGAAGTAGGAGGAAAAGTTAGAGTATTAACGTTAAGTGACTGTGATTATTGCAGTTGGTTGAAGAGTGAATTGGACATAGAAGGAATAACCTACACTAATATTGACGCTAACACATTCTCTGATTTTGCTAATATGGTGGAAGATAAATTCCAAACTAAATATTACCCTATTGTCTTCATTGATATAGGAGATAAAGTAATTACTATCCTCTCAGAGACAAAATTGGAAACATCAGAAACATTACGTACATTTAATACAATACCAGAATTAGTTGGTATTATAAAATCATATATAAAATGAGATATAAACAACCAGTACAAAACAAATTAGATCAACTTGAAAATATGCTAAATGGATTTAGCTCTAGATTTTCAGACCCTGCTTTTAATATTAATATAGCTAGAGAAATGATTGATGTATTAAAAGACAAAGTTGAAGAAATTAGAACTTTAATTAATAACGAAAACGATAATTAATATGTTATCTCCAGAAATGATCCAAGCTAATTGGACTAAGTTTTTGACTATTATTGATACATACATCTCAGGTGAACGAGGTGAAAAACTTAAAGCCTTCTATCTTAAACATGAAGAGCGTTTTGTTATGATGCCTGCTTCACATCGTCCACAATATCATAATTGCTTTCCAGGTGGATATATTGACCACGTAAATCGAGTTGTAGACGCTGCTTTACAAATAGATGCTGTGTGGCGTAATTTTGGAATGATAGATACTTATACAACCGAAGAACTTGTATTTTCAGCTATTAATCATGATTTAGGTAAATTTGGAACAGAAGAAGAAGCAGCTTATATTGAACAAACTGATCAATGGAGACGTGATAAATTAAACGAAACATATATGTTTAATGACCGTTTAGAATTTATGACTGTTCCTGATCGTGGTTTACATTTATTAATTAGTAATGGTATTTTACCTACTAAAAACGAAACATTAGCTATTAAATTACATGATGGGTTATATGATGAATCTAATAAACCTTATTTAGTTACTTTCAATCCAGAAACTAAACCGCGTACATCAATTATTTACGTTCTTCATCAAGCTGATTTATTAGCAGCCCGTATTGAATTTGAGATGGAATGGCTACCTAAACTATTAGGACCAAAACAAGAACCAGTTAAAGAACCTAAAAAAGACAACTTTAATTTAACAACAAAATCATCCGCTGTTAAGCAAAAAGCCCTTAAAAAAATGGCTAATCCTGCTTTAGCCGAATTAATGAAAAATATATAATATATGGTATTAGGAATTATATCAATCGCACTTTGGATATGTACAATATTTGGATATATTATTTGGAATTTAAACCAAAAAGTATCTAAATTAGAAGAAATAGCTACTAAACAAAAATTTATTATTGATAGTGTGTCTACTATTGTTGATGAATCTAATAAACAACTTCAATCAGTTGAGTTAACTCAAGCGTTTCAATCTGATGATCAAATAGGTTTTTTCTTTAGAAATTTACAGAATATTCAAGATTCATTAAACCATTACCTTAAGAATAAATAATATGGCTGAAGAAATATTGCTCACTAAGAAAGGAACTGTCCGTAAACGTAAACCTAAAAAAGCTAATGTTTATTTTACTCAAGAAACTGAGGATGCTATTTTAGAATATTTGAAAGCTAGAAGTTCTAAAAAACGAAATAAAATATTCAATGATAAAATCAATTACGCGTTCCATAAATTGGCTGAAAATATCATTCATACTTTTAAATTTTACTATACAGAAGTTGATACAATCCCTGAACTCCAACATGAAGTAGTAGCTTTTCTTTTAGAGAAACTACATTTATATAAACCTGAAAAGGGTAAAGCATTTAGTTATTTTGGTACAATTGCTAAACGTTATCTTATTTTATATAATAATGCTAATTATAAAAAATTAAAAGATAAAGCACCTGTTGATGCTGTAGATGAAGATAAAACAATATTAATTGATTTAGTCAATAATGATAATAATGATAATATTGATAAAACACCTTCATTTTTAAAACAATTTACCCAATATGTTGATAATAATATATTTCTTCTATTTCCAAAACAGAATGATGCTCGTATAGCAGATGCTATAATGGAATTATTTAGAAAAAGTGAAAATTTAGATATATTTAATAAAAAAGCACTTTACATATATATTAAAGAAATAACTGATGCATCTACTCCTCAAATAACTAAAATTATTAAACGTTTAAAAATAATATATGTTAAAAAATATAACGAATATTATGAACATGGACGTATTAATATGAAATTCTAAATTTTTCTACTTTCCATATTTATATATAAATAATAATATGGATTTCAATCAAATTATATTTAAGGATAAAACTTTTTCAAGTTTATTAGAGGACATATATAAAAATGCTGCT